TGGGCTTATATCTTCTGCATTTGATGTCTTTGACCGAAGAAGTCGTAAGGCTAATCGGGCAATTAAACAACACCAAGAGAATGTGAAAAACTTGGAAAAGCAATATCGGCAGTTGGAACGTGAAACAGCCAAAGCTATCGGCAGTGAGAAATATAGCAAGCAGATAGAGCAGGTAAATAACTTGCAGCAAAAGATAATTGAAACAGAGGGTATGATAGCTGCGGAACAAAGCAAAAGGTCCAAAAAACGTGATGACGGGAAGATTGCTGATTGGGAAAGCCAAATAGAGGATTATAGGGATAAGATAGACGAACTAAAGCAGGGGATTGTAGACGAATTATCAACGACTGATTTGTATTCATTTTCCAATGATATGGCTTCGAGTATTGTCGACGGATTATGTAATGGTCTTGATAACGGCAAAGAAGCTATACAAGAAAAGATAAATGACTTGATGAAGAATGTCATAGCTAAACAGTTCGATGTTCTTGTAATTCAAAATGCTATGGAAGACATGTTTCAGGCTATGGCAGAAGCTGTTGATCCATTAAAGGCTGGAGGAGTTGAAATTACTAATTGGGAGATGGATCAAATTGTTGCGGCAGGGCAAAAGGGGAAGGATGAGATAATGAATAGTCTTGGAAGATATAAGGCTATACTTGAACGTCTCGGACTTATAAACGATGATATTGAAGATGAAATAGAGAATGGCGTTACTGGTGAACTGCAGGCTGCGGTAACTGAGGGGACTGCTTCCCAGCTTGTAGGTCTATGGAATATGTCTGCTTTAGATATACGTTCTTTGCTTAATTTGAGCCATGAGCATTTTATAGAATGCCGGAAGCAGCTTGCCAATATAGCTAATATTTATGTGCAGATTGTTGAAATAAACAATAATACAAAAGCAACGGCAGATAATACCGAAACTCTTGTTGAAGAACTGAAAACGGGTATTAAATCATTAGAAACAAAGCTTGATGAAATAAGAAAAAACACTAAAAACTATAATGGTAGAGGATAGTATGGAACTGAAAGAACGAATTGCATTATTAGCGGGTGCTGCTGGAGCCTGCAGTGAAGGGTTACAAGAATTAGCAGCTACAAAGTCTAGGGTTGATATGCTCAGATGCTTTTTTGATAATATTAAGTTTTGCCTTTCAAGACACACTCCGTCAAGTGTATTTCTTCGCTCTAATTTTGGAGATATGATGCACGGACAAGGATTGTATGCCGATGAAACAGTAAATGTGAAAAACCAAAAGGAAATAGCCTTTGTAGGGAAGTGTTATGCCGTAGTGGAAATAACAGAACGAATGATGTGCCGAATATGGGCTGCTGATAGTACAAAGCTGAATATTCGGGCTTCCAATGGGGCACGCTTGATTATAGATGCTTTGGATACTGCAGATATAATCGTAGATGAATGCAGCGGTGCTCATATTACGGTTTATTTATATGGTAATGCAACTTGTACGGGAGCTGATTTAATAGTTCGGAAAGGAAACACTTATGAGTTATAAACTTGACGATATAGATATATCTTCTTACGATGCTTTCCCCTATGTAGGTCAGACAAAAGATTGTATTGCCATATCAGGAGTATTTGACCTTCCTAAGCGTAAAGGAACAACGGAATATAATTGGGGAATCGGTATTGAACCGTTTGTTGATGTAGAAGATATTGAACTGGATGGCCGGACTTTAGTTCTATCTTTGGTGGTTCGCTCTGAAAATGTAAAATCCCAATTAGATAAGCTAAAGAAGGCTTGTATTTCATGCAGGCGCTTATCGACCAGATTTGGTAGCTTCAATGTTATCTGTAAGGATGAGATTTCTGTAGAAGAATACGTTTCTTTAAATATGGCTATTGTGCAAGTGAAATTTTGGCAACAAAGCTATATTCCGGCAGAAATTAATCCGTCAGGTGGGAATAATTACGTAATGGATGGTTATTCTTTAAATGCAGATTTTGGGATTTATGTATCTTCTCGTTCTGGTGTTGAGACTGTTGGAAAGCGGATAGAGATAGGTACGACTTTGCCATATATGCAAAATGAATACCGTGAGCCTACCACATTGACATTAAAATGTACTATGTTGGGAAATAGCCTGGAAAGGTTGTATTCGAGCATGAGTCAGTTTTCGGCATTATGTATTAGCCCAGGACTCAGAA